CAGAGAAACCTAAGTTAAGTGCCATATCTTCTTCGTTATCGAATACTCCATAAGAAGTACCACCAGCACCGTAAGAATTCATTGAAGCTAACATGTCATCAATAGCTAAACTAGTAGCTCTATTAACGAACATCATGTTTTCTTCAATAGCACCCTGCTTATCAAACTCAGCTAAGATAGCATCGAATTCAGCTAAATCAGTAGCAGCGTTAACACCAGTAACACCAGTAGTAACATTACCTCTGTTTTCTATTTCATAGAATAAACCTTTAGTACCAGCATCAGCTTCAGTAGAATACCCTAATTCACCATCAACATTAGACGAATTAGAACCTGGAATAGATTCAAGCATCATCATTTCTAAATGGTCATTAAAACGAGCTCTAGTATCAGACTCTGCTTTTAAGTACCATAAGTAACCTGATTTACCTTCTTCACTAGTTATTTCAACCCAACCAATTCTAGCTGTATCAGAACCAGAAACAACATAGTTATCTCTCATAATGACTGGTTTATTAACAAATGATTTAAAAGTAGGCTCGTTAGATCCTCTATCGCTAGCTGTTTGTCCATCATAAGTATCTCCTTTCTTGAATTCAGAACCGATAACTAATAATGTAGCACCACTAGCCGTTTCAGAATGTCCAGTTAATACATCTTCGTCATAAGCTCTAATACCTATATCAGCTCCATCTACAGCTACAACCATAACTCTAGATACTTTACCAGCAGACGCTAATAAACAAACATCATGATTTCTAACACCGTGACTAGCGACAGCGAAGCCGTCACCAGATATATTTCCATCAATATCAGAAACAACGGTAAATTTACCTTTTGCTCCTGACGAAGAAACGTTACCATTTAAATCAACGGTACCAATTAATGAAATGTGTAATCTACCTTGCTCAGACCAAACAACTCGGTCAGATGTCATAGATTCTTCTGCACCAACTTGAGAAAGGAAACCAGAAATTGTTCTAGGTCCGAAAACCTCAGCTTCTTTTTCCATCAAGTCAGGCAGGTATTGCTGTGCCCACCCCTCGGTAGACGTTGTCGTAAAATCGACATAATTTGAAGATAGCGTTTGCGCTTGTGCGCTTGGTACACTATTCAAATCACCTCCATTTGTAATTGCCATAATTTTGTAATTTTAATTGTTATTTTCTATTTTTTCTAATTTTAAATTTGAAATCAGAAGAATCATCACCAATAACTCTTACTTTCATACCACCAGCGTTTATTTCACCACCATGTGATTGTCTAGGACTCATATCTATGTTTTTAGCATTTTCTATACTATCTTTCATAGCATCAGCTTTACCTTGTTCGTAAAAGTGTTTTGCAATAGCATCAGCGTTCATAGCTGTGTATAAAGATTTATGATAACCTTTAGCATCTGATACTTGACCATTTTCATCCAAAAACTTTTTGGTAAAATTGTTTATATCGCTTTGTGTTTCTTTAACCTCATTAGCGTTGTTCACGTTAAATCTATAATTTTTATCCCCGACATTATATTCAAAACCTTTGAAATCATCGCTGAAAACATTATCAGTTTTCTTTAAAAAAGTAGATTTATTTCTTTCTGCTATTTTATTTGTTTCCTCTAACTCCTTGTTATGTCTATTAAAGAAATCAATTGCTTTTTGCTGTTCTTCAGTTAACTTAGATCCAGCTTTGATATCTTCATAGTATTTAGACTTTAGCCCGTCTAAGTGGCCTTTAGCGCTGGCAACTTGCTCTTTTAACGCTAGTTTTTTTCTTCGTATTTCTTTTTCATCATCATTTTCTTCATCATAAGAAAACTGATCGTCCATAAGGAATCCAATTTCTTCATCTGATAAATGAGGTTTAGATTCTTTATAATATTCTTTTAGCAAAGTATGATTATCCATTTCAGAATAATCTCTATTTAGTTTAACGTAGTCATGAATATCACCGCCAGTCTCATCCATAAAGTCAACTAACTTTTTAATATTCTCAGGAAGAGGTTCACCGCTTTTCTCAGCTTGTTCAACAGCTTCTTCCACTTTTTCAGAAATTTTTTCAGCTTCAACTTTTTCCTCTTCAGTTATTTCTTCTAATACTGGAGTTTCTTGTGTTTCTGCTTTCGATTGTACTTCTTCTTGTTCTTGTGGGGTGTCGGCATTATTAGACTCTGCAACCACTCCTTCGTCGTTAGTGTTATCTTCTTTAACTTCATTTTCTTCTGGTTTTAAGGGTTTACTCAAGTCAACCTTTGTCATAGTTGGCTCACTTAAATCTTCAACTGGTTTTTTCATTCTAGCTTTAACTTTAGTAACATTACCTTTAGTTTCATTACCAGTTGGTTGTTTTTCTTTATTCTTCGCTTTTACTTTTATTTTGCCAGTTTCGCTATCCGCGATTGGCTCTTCTTTTTTTTCTGCCATAATATAATATAATAATAGTTAATAAATTTATTTAGGACCAAAAGCTCCTAATCCAAACTCTCCGCTCATGATATCATTCCCTGAGGATTCAAAGTTTTTAGGTGGTTTTTTATTTAATCTTTGGTCTATAAGTTCACTTTGCTGTGAAGCTTGCATTTTTGTTCTTTGATCTTTACGATCTTCTTTCATTGTTTCTTTCATATCAACTTCTTGTAAATTCATGTTCTGAAGTTGTACATTGAAATTAAATTCTAATTCCATTAATTCCTTTTTAATTGCTGCCTCTTCTTGCATTTGTTGTGATTTAAATTGAGCTTTAGCCTGCTCTAATTCTAAATTTAACTGATGTGCAGCTTGAGCTTTTTGTGTTTCAGCTTGTGCAGCGGCTTGCGCTGCTTGTGCTTGTGATTCTCCTTGAGCTTTAGTCATCTCAAGTTCTTGCTGTTGTTTTTGTTCAGCTTTCTTTTTTCTAGTAATCTTTAACATTTGATTAGCTAGTTTTACGTTTCTAATATTTCTTAAATCAATAGCATCTTCAAGATCTATAGAACCTTGTTGGATTGATGTTTGTATATTATTTTCTAACAACTGCTTTTCTTCTTCATCTGGAGCTAATTCTAAAAATATACCAAAATCATGCAAGTGTAATTCTGACATTTCTTTTAATGTAGCAACATTATGTGATCCTATGGCTTGGATAAAAGCATCTGCAGTTGGTGAGTATTCTAATATATCTGATATTCTTAATGACAATGCTTCAGCTACTTCTACTGTAAGATACATACCACTTTGTAATATATGTCTAGTTGCTGTATTAGAATTCGCCGCGGCGATTTTTTGTATACCAACTAATGATTTTGCATCTGGTGTAGAAGCATCTCTAGCTTCATTTAAGCCAGTCGTGTCTCTAATCATTTGCAAGTAGTAATTATACGTATTAACTAAACCTTGCATTTTGTTAGCAGATGAGCTACTATTAGATATTTCTTGTATTGGTGTTTTACCTTGATTTGGATCTCCATCTTGAGTTAATGATCTACCAATTACAGATCCAGTTTGGAAAAACATATTTAATGCTTCTTGTGGATTATAATTTGTACCATTACCCAAGTCTATCTCAGCAAGTCCATCCGCATCTAAATAAACGCCATCAGGCACCATACGCGACATTACTTGTTGAAGTTTTAAATGCGTAAGTTGTATCATATCAGCAAAACCTGTTATTCTACTAACTAAAGATTCTATTCTTCCTTCATACATTCGAGGAGCTACAATAGCATAATTCATTTTAACTTTCGTATAGTCACTTTTGGGACGCATCATATTTCTAGAAATTTCCCATTTAAGTAATTTATCAGTACCTAGTATTATCGCTCCTTCATAAAGACATTCTACTGCTCTTTGTAATTTTGAAAATCCAAACTTAACATCTACTGGTGGATCAAAACTGTCATCTTTTGGCAATATTTTCATAGCGCCGGTAGCTGTTTCCTTTACTTTATAAACCTCATTCATATAAGTTTTATAATTAAAATATAAAACTTGTACTTTATTATTGTCAAAATCGTTATTACGTCTATGCATCCCATCTTGATGTCTACCGCTTTTTTTAGATATTTCTTCTAAATCTTCATGTTCTAGAAATGGAAACTCTTTAGCTAACTCATTAATAGGTATTTCTTTTACTTCACCAACATAATATATATCCTCAAAATAAGGTGATTCAGTATAAGAGTAAACCAAACTAGCTGGATCTACATATTCAACTTTAGCTCCTTCTGATGTATTAAATGTTGTTTTTACAGCACCTATACCAAGTACTGTTAAATCATAGAAAAATCTTTTCTTAATTAACTCGTATCTACTACCTTCCAATAACGTGTTAATAGCCTGTTCTTCTGCTAATTCTACAGCCTGTTTATAATTAAGCTGCATGTGTAGTTGTAGTTCGTCTTCTGAATCTGGAAGTTTTTCTGGAGGAGTTTTTGCTAAATCAATATTTAAAGCTGCTTTAGTTTGAGCATCAAACTCTTTTAACTTCATGTCTTTTAGTAAATCTTCCATGTACTTAGTACGCTTACTAACACCAGCTGGATCTTGAGAGTATGCTTTTATATCATACAATCTCTCTGATATACCATTAACAACAATATCTACAAATTTAGGAATAATTGGAACTGGTTTCCAATCTAAATTAAGATAGGATAAATCACCATTTATTGATAATTCATCTTTATATTTTTGTATTGACTGTTCACCTCTAGCATATAATCTTAGATTATGAAAATTATTCAACCCTTGATTGTACCTACTACTATGAGAACTATTGCCAAACCACTCGTGCTCTATAGCTTTAGCAACTTTCAAACCGTAGTCATAACTAATTTTCTCAGCATCGCTTACAACCTGACTAGGGAAATAACTATTTATGGTTCTTCTATTCATATTATCGTTTAATTATTTTAGACATACTCCCTCTGTTTTCATATTTAGAAATGTGTATATTTATTGGTTGTTTTTCTCTTTTAGCATTTGGCGCATATAAATGTCTATTATTTGCCATTATAGCTAGACCACTACTTATCGTTGCGTCAAACTTAGTTCTTTTTGTTATATCAAATCTAGACCAATCATTTAATAAAGCGTTAAAATACAAGTTTCCAAAAGTACCATCAGGTTTCATACCAACATGATCTTGAATATACATTTCAATCGCGGCAGCATGAGCTTGTTTTATATCTTCGCTAGAATTTGGTATACCTCCAACTTCTTTTTCTGCCACAGATAGTTTGTTCCAAGTTTTATCAGGACGGTTCATGCTAAATCCTCTATAACCTCTACGTCTTAAATAATATAAAAGACGAGGTTTATTATTCTCTGCTAATATTGGCATCCCGTAAAATACTAATGCCATTAATACATCTTCAAAAAATATTTCAGCCGTAGGTGGTCTTGATAAGTATTCTAAGAAAAAGCTATTAACAGGAGCATCTTCCATGCTAAATTTTGTTAAGCCGTGTAACGCGCCTTTAGAACCCTGTCCATCTACAGTACCTGATATATCATAAGAGTCACAACCAAATGCGCCCATATGTTCATTACCAGGGTATTTTATACCGTTTTTAATTATTACTTTGTTTTGTATATGAACCGGTGGAACCCAACTAACTTTAAATCTACCTTTAGGATCCGGATAAAATATTACTTGTGAATCTTTAATACCATTTACCCATTGAAAATTACCTTGAGAAACGCCTAACGTTCTAGCCATCTCTTCATTGTAATCTATTTGTTCATATATTTTAACTAAGTTAAATATACTTCCTTTTGCTTCATCTCTAAAAGCATGCTCTGTACTTCTAGGAAATTGTCTGTAAAACTCATTTAAAGCATCATGATCTCCTTTTAAACCATCAGCCTCATTTTGCCAATTATCTATTACGCCTACATCTATTAATTCACCGCTTGGGTCGAATACGTCGATGTCAGGAGTAGTAAATACTGGAAATCCGTACTCATCAATAAATCCTTCGTAGTTCCACTCCATTGGGATAAACAAAGAGTATAAACCAGATTTAGTCTGACCATTTCTATTTCTTTTAGTGACATCTGATGCATTATATAGTTTTTTAAAATTATCACCTCCTTTATCCAACGCGTTACTTGTTGAGCCCATCATGCACTTACCAACTATTCTACTTCCTAATCTCAAACAAGTTTTTGTAACTCTCCAGTTGTTTAATATATTGTCAGGTTTTTCCCACTTACCACTTTCATCATGCACTAATAGATTT